CACAGGCAGGACTTTACACCTGAACAACTTAGTAGATACGGAGATTACTGTATCAATGACGTTGAGATTACCCATGCACTATTTGGCCGTATGATGCACAACGGCTTTCCTAAAAAAGAACTTAAGCTGATTGATCTGACTTTACGAATGTTCATTACGCCGAAACTAGAGTTAGACCTGAACTTACTCGAACAGCACTATGACGAGGTGAGAGACAAGAAGGCTAAGTTATTACTGGATGCTGACATCACGGACTCAACCCAGTTAGCATCTAATCAACAGTTTGCCGATCTGCTACGTCTGTATGGCGTTACTCCGCCGACTAAGATAAGCGTGACCACAGGTAAAGAAACTTTAGCGTTAGCGAAAAGTGACGAGGCGTTTAAAGCTTTAGCGGAGCATCCCGATATCAGAGTGCAAACCCTAGTTGCGGCTAGGCTCGGTACAAAGAGTACGTTAGAAGAAACTAGGACAGAACGATTTATTGGAATTGCCAAGCGTGGATTGATGCCAGTGCCCTTGAAATATTATGCGGCGCATACTGGACGATGGGGTGGTGGTGACAACTTAAACCTACAGAACTTACCAAGCCGGGGCGAGAACGCAGGTAAATTAAAGAAAGCTATTAAAGCGCCCGAGGGCTACGTCATCATAGACTCTGACTCATCACAGATTGAGGCGAGAACACTAGCATGGCTTGCCGGACAGAACGATTTGGTTGACGCATTTAAAAAGGGTGAAGATGTATACAAGATCATGGCGTCTGCTATCTATGGCAAGAAAGCAGAAGAAGTTTCTAAAGAAGAACGATTCGTTGGTAAGACAACTATCCTTGGAGCCGGGTATGGTATGGGGGCAGTTAAGTTTAAAGCCCAACTTAAGACGTTCGGAACCGAAATCACAGAAGGTGAAGCGAGGCATATCATACAGGTATATCGTGAAACTTATCCTCAAATCGTTGCTGTGTGGAAGCAAGCCCAAGGTGCATTACAAGCATTAGCCAATGGCTCTACAACAAGTTTAGGTAAAGAAGGTGTACTACAACTCGTACCGCTAGAGAAGTCTATTAAGTTACCAAGCGGTTTGCTAATGCGCTATGACGACTTAAGAGCAACCCGGGATGAGAAAGGTATTCAGTATATGTACAAGACTCGCCGTGGTTGGAATAAAATATATGGCGGTAAAGTAATTGAGAATGTCTGCCAAGCGATTGCTCGGTGTATCATTGGTGAACAGATGATTCGTATTGCTAAGAAGTATGATGTCGTGCTAACAGTTCACGATGCGATTGCTTGCCTTGCGAAAGTTGAAGAGGCTGAAGAAGCTAGGAAGTATGTTGAGGAATGTATGCGTTGGACACCCGACTGGGCAGAGGGCTTGCCGGTAAATTGTGAATCCGGGTTTGGCGAATCTTACGGAGATTGTTAATGATTACATGGAGCTATTCAAGCATCAAACTATTTGAGCAGTGCCCGAAGAAATATTATCATTTAAAGGTATTAAAGGATGTTGTTGAACCCCCCACAGAGGCGACGGACTATGGACAGCAATTCCATGAAGCGGCTGAGTTTTATATCAAAAATGGTACTCCACTACCGGAACCGTTCAAATTCGCAAAGAATGCCTTGGACGGACTCAAAGCCCTGCCGGGTGAGAAGTTGTGTGAGTTCGAAATGGCATTGACCGAGGGGTTAGAACCCTGCGACTTTAACGACCCAAATAGGTGGTGGCGTGGAATAGCCGATTTGATCATCCTAGATGGCGAAGAAGCGAGGATTTTAGACTACAAAACAGGTCGATCTGCCAAGTATGCGGACACAGGTCAGTTAGAATTGATGGCACTTGCAGTGTTTAAGCACTTTCCCCAAGTCAAAAGGGTTAAGGCCGGGTTGTTATTTGTGATTGCAAAGGCTTTCATAAAGGATAGCTACGACGCTAGTAATCAGGACAAGATGTGGCTTAAGTGGATGAGGGAGATTAGTCGTCTCAAATTTGCCCATGAGAGTAACGTGTGGAATCCTAGACCAAGTGGCTTGTGCAAGAAACATTGTCTTGTGTTAGATTGTTCACATAATGGAAGGAACTGATCATGCCATACGTTAATACCCCACGTCCTTATAAGAAGGAATACCAAGAGCAAAAAGCCAGAGGCGAAGAAGAACGGCGCATGGAGCGTCAACGTGCAAGACGTGCCATAGATAAAAAATACCCCGACAAGAATAAGAACGGCGAGGCGGACATTAGGGAAGGTAAAGACGTAGCCCACGTCAAAGCCCTAGACAAAGGCGGTTCTAACAAGAACGGTGTATTCATAGAATCCGCAAGTGGTAACAGATCATTCAAGCGAGATTCAAAAAGTAACTTAGTTTCAGAGACCACAAAAAAAGAAAAAGGCGAGAAGAAACTAAGCAAAGTAATCAAGCTCAAATAATAAAAGAGCAACAGGAGAAATAATTGCAAGTCATAGACAATAAGCTATTGCTTTTAAATTTAAAGAACCCCGGTAAAGTAACAACAGTAATCCCAAAAAGTAAGGTAGTGCGTACACATGATACACACGCCGAAGTCGCCGTTAACTGGGGCTTGGACGAAGCACACGTCCTTAAGAACTTACAGATAAAAAACATCCCCTCCCCTATCATGGGGCAGTACAACTGGCCTGGGCTTTATAAACCGTTTGATCACCAAAAGACTACGGCATCTTTCCTTACCCTGAACCCGAGGGCATTTTGCCTAAACGAGCAAGGTACAGGCAAGACCGGATCGGTTATCTGGGCTGCGGATTATTTAATGAAGATAGGACGTATTAAGAGAGTATTGGTTATTTGCCCACTCTCTATTATGGATTCGGCATGGAGGGCTGATCTGTTTAAGTTTGCCATGCACAGGACAGTCGACATCGCTTATGGTAGCCGAACCAAGAGAAAAGAAATTATCAATGGTGGGTCTGAGTTCGTCATCATTAACTATGATGGTGTTGAGATTGTGGCTGAAGATATTATTAACGGTGGCTTTGATCTAATCGTGGTTGATGAGGCTAATGCCTATAAGAACGCCATGACAACTAGGTGGAAAACGCTTAACCGATTATTGAAACCAGACACTTGGCTTTGGATGATGACAGGAACACCTGCGGCCCAGAGTCCAGTCGATGCGTATGGCTTGGCTAAACTTGTTAGCCCAAAGAACGTTCCCAAGTTCTATACCGCGTTTAAAGACATGGTAATGTATAAGATTACACAGTTTAAATGGGTTCCAAAAGCCAACGCCGATAAGATTGTGTTTGAAGCACTGCAACCTGCTATTCGGTTTACCAAGGAAGAATGCTTAGATTTGCCTGAGATGACCTACGTTACAAGGGAAGTTGAGCTGACCCCACAACAGAAGAAATACTACGAACTCCTGCGTAAACAACTTGTAGTACAAGCATCAGGCGAACAAATTACGGCAGTTAACGCCGCTGTCGGGTTGAGTAAACTCCTACAAATATCTTGTGGCGCAGTGTATTCTGATACCGGAGAAACCCTGACGTTTGATATCAAGAATCGGTATAAAGTACTGCAAGAAGTAATCGACGAGACCAAGCAAAAGGTTTTGATCTTTGTGCCGTTCAAGAACACGATCAAGGTATTATCCGAAAAGCTACATGCAGATGGATTTACCACAGACATCATTAGTGGTGACGTATCGGCAGGGAAACGAGCAGAGATATTCCACAGTTTTCAGACTACCACTAACCCAAGAATCCTTATCATCCAACCCCAAGCGGCGGCTCATGGTGTAACCCTAACTGCGGCTGATACAGTCGTTTGGTGGGGGCCGACTCCGTCTCTTGAAATTTACGCACAGGCAAATGCCCGGGTGCACAGGGCCGGACAACGTCACCCAGTGACTATCGTAAGGCTTCAAGGATCAAATGCTGAGAGACATTTGTATAAACTATTAGATAACAGAATAGACGAAAACACAAAATTAGTTGAACTTTACAAAAATCTACTTGAATAATGTAAAATTTGCTATATAATACTAGTACGGTAGCGAGAACAAAACAAGACCACTACCTTTTTTCAACAGGAGAACAATATGACAGACAACATTTCTATAGAGAAACTGACCCAAGTCTACATTAAGATGCGGGACAAAAAAGCAGAACTTTCAAAAGAGCTCGAGGAGAAAATAGGTAACATTGATGAGAAGATGAAGACCATTAAGATGGCTATCTTAGATCAAATGAAAGACCTAGGTGTCGAGAGCTTACGAACTGATTCCGGTACTGTATATAGAACTACCAAGACTCTGTATACAACATCGGATTGGGAATCTATGCACAAGTTTATTCTTGAGCATGGTGTGCCTGAACTATTGGACAAGCGTTTGCAACAAACCAATACCAAGGCGTTTTTAGAAGAGCATCCGGACTTACTACCGCCCGGACTTAATGCTACAACAGAGTATTCCGTAACCATAAGGAGAAAGTAATGGACGAAAAATTTGTCCCGATAGAAGATATTGCGGATCACTTCGCAGTATCGGTATCGACAGTCCGTGCATGGATTCGGCAAGACTTAATTCCGGCTTTGAAGATTGGCGGTGTATACCGTTTTAAGATATCAGATGTGGAAAAAACCTTGCGTGAACTCAATGGCGGAGATTTGCCAGTAGAAGAGAAGGATGGGAGCATTCGTGTGAAGGTTGACCCTCACCAACTTGCCCTCGATTTTAGCCCCGATGAAGATGTTTAACAGGAGAAAATAAATGAGCGATTTAACACTATTTAAAGGCGGACTGCCAGCCTACCTAAAAAACGCAGTTGACGATACTACCAATGCTTTAGCAGGTGGTGAACTTGGAGCACGTCGTATCTCTATTAAGGGTGGCGTCTTCCGTGAGTTTATCGGTGGTAAAGAATACCGAGTGTCCGAAGAACGTGCCATGAACGTGGTCATCATCAAAGCCGCACCGAAAGTTTCTCGTAAGTTCTATGCAGGTACTTATGTTGAGGGTGAGGTAGTTGCCCCGGCTTGTTGGTCAACCGATGGTATGCGCCCCGATGAAGGCGTGAAAGAAAAGCAGTCTGCTACTTGCATGAGCTGTCCACAAAACATCAAGGGTTCAGGCCAAGGTGACAGCCGTGCTTGCCGTTACGAGCAACGCCTTGCCGTTATTATTGATGGCGAGATTGATAAAGAAGAAGTTTATCAGTTGGTGTTACCGCCCACTTCCGTGTTTGGTGATGGCGAGAAAAAGAAACTCCCACTACAAGCATACGCACGTCACTTAAAGAGCAACGGTCTACCTGTTACTGGCGTAGTTACGGAGATGCGTTTTGATACTGCAAGTCCCACACCTAAGTTAGTGTTTAACCCTATCCGTGGCGTGACCGAGGAAGAGTTTGAAGTTATTCAACGCTTGGGTAATTCTCAA